TTGGTATGGTGCTTGCTCATAGATATGTTCAGACATAGGTAGGAAACTTACCCCTGACATATTATCAAAGTGTTCATACACAAATGCACCAACCTTTAACCACTCATCTTCCTTAACACTAACCGTGATGGATGGCTTATGTTCGCACCAATATTCAGCATAGATTTGCCATATCTCTAGGTGCTCAATGGCTGTCATATCATGTCTTGTTATTGCACCTTTCGGAGCCTTGATGGGGAAAGAGAATACAGCAGTAGACTCTGGCTTTTTATTCTCATCCTCAACAGGGAACCCAGCATCAGTCATGAACAGAGTTAACGGGTCTTTCTTATCCGCCCTAACTGTCCTGATATAATATTCAGAGTGTCGAGGATGGATACCTGAAGCTGCATCAACCAACTGACTGACAGTGCCACTAGGTTTAACACAAGTGATAGCAGCAGAAGCTTCTATATTAAAAAGAGATGACCACTTACGGTTGGTATTAACCGCTCCCATCCTAAGACTACCAAGCAGTGCAGGTAGGCTATCCTTTGTCTTGTTAGCTAGCATAGCATTATCAAGTATGCCTGTAAGAGATACACCTAACAGTCTTTCTTCCTCTGTATTCTTAGACCATTGCCTACCTAATCCTTTGAAATCAGTGAAGCAAGATTGGATAGTACCAAGGATAGTTGCGAGTTCAATCTTATCCTGTAGTGTTTCTGCTGTATCATCTGCCCTAACAACAACCTCACTTAGGTTACAGAACTGCTTAGGCCGTAAGATGATCTCACTGCATGGGTTAGTGCCATAGTCTACATCTGCTTCCCTTCTCCCATACTTAGCAGCCTGTTTCTGTGCAGCTTGACGATTAAAGATACCTCTCTCACCAGACTTACTATCGTATAGTGAACTCCATTCACGTAGGAAGGAACCTGTATCCAGGCCACCTGTATAGCACACAGAGTTGTTAGCGAATGAGCGTTGAGGTTGATTGTTCCACCAGTCACCAGACTTAGCATGACGCATACGATCATCACTAAGGTTGGACAGACTGATCAGTGCAGATCTACGGACACCCCCAACAACCACAACATCAGCAATCTTACACATGAGATCGTGACACTCTAGGCTGTTAAGCTTCCTGCCTTGGGCATTCTTAAACATATTACTGGTGAACTTAAACAGTTCATTCAATGGTTCAGGTCCACTGGCTCTACCACCAAAGGTCTTTAGCTTGGCACCTTGCGGCCTGACCCTTGTCATATCCCAACGGGGTAGCTGACCAGCATACAGTAGGTTAATCAATTCTTTGAATGCTCTGAACCAACCTTCCTTACTATCCTGTACAATGATACAGGTTTCACTAAGTTCAAACTGATCCGGGACAGTAGGGAGTTGGTTGATGAACTGTCTCTCCACACTGAACCCTACACCAGTACCATGCATAAGGATGTACAGGCACTCATCGAATGAACGAGGGCTATCAACAGGTAGATAGCTACAGTTGTAAGCAGCAATATGATTACGCTCTAGTGCAGGGCCAGCAGTCATCATAGCTCTCATGCTAGGCATCACCTGCATAGTTACAATGGCTACGTATAGATCAGTGTATATTTCCTTTGGCATATCATACTCGTGATTAGCTTTAAGAAAGTGCTTATAAAAATTCAACAGCCTCGTAACTGTTTCCTCCCACGTTTCTCTACGCCCCTCTTCCTGAAGCCAACGACTATAACGTGACTGGTGAATGAATGCTTGGTAATCAGTTATCATCTAGAGGTAACTCCTTCTGGTCGGTTTGATCCCGGCCCATGTGTTGCTGTTCTATTTCATTAACAGCAGCTTGTTTGTTCTCTTGTGCTTGAGAGGATATTAATCCGCTTATCATAGTCGCAACATCCTTGTATGGTTGTCTGGCAAGATAGTTTACGATATCATTCACAAGTTTAATTGGTACTTCCATGCTATCCTCCTTTAAAAATAAATACTACAGGAACCTACTACCACTGCAACGAACCATAACATAAGGAAGGCTAAAACTAAGGGGTACATTTTATTAAATCTGGTTGGAGGTGATTGGAGGATGGCCAAGACCATGTTATAGAAGGGAAGTGACCAGCGTCCCTGCTCAAGTTAGTTGCATGTAGTGTTAACGGTGAGAAGAAATCACGGCAAATTTCTAACACCCTCCCCTGTGAAAATTCCTTACAAGAAAAAACATCTAGGTATACATCCCCTACATTCTCCACAAAATGAGCAGTGATATTAGATGTTTCAATAAGCTGAACAAGGGTGTACCCACTCACATGTGGATCGTGTTTAGCGAAGTGTTTGATCACAGGTTTTCCATAAGGAACCATATCTATCTTCTCAACAAGTTCATCACAAAAGGAATGTATTCTTTCCTTGTCTGCAACTGCTGTGAGATTGCAACTACTCATGTCTACTATAAGATGTTGACCCCACATCATACTAGGTCCACAAGTTTCGGTGGTTTATAGCAGTCAGACTTAACCACTTTACCATCTTCTCTGTAGACTGGATTGCCTTCTGCATCCAGCTTAGACATGTTCGACTCATGTACTCTATTGAATGCAGTATCAAAAGACCAACCGTAAGTAACAGCAAAGCCAACGCACACATAGACCAGATCGCACAGTTCTTTAAGAACCTCATCATCTTCTTCATTACTGATAGCATACATCAACTCCTTAAACTCTTCCTGTATTAAACTTCTTCGTAAGTTTTTCTCCCCATCTACCATAGCAGAGGGTAAAGGATAGCGAAGCCCTATTGGATGATTGAAGGTACGATTAAAAGTTTGTAGTTTATCCTGTAGTGTTTCACTCTTGCCCATCATTTCTCATCTCCTCTATGAGTTTACATAGATACCATTGTGCCTTCAATAAATCTTTCTTAGGATTTTCCTTTTCTTTGTAACGATACCTACTAACATACTTAAAAATATTTCCTTTCAAGTACCCTCTATACTCATCAGATTCCATGCTGTCCCTTATCAAATCAATAGTTTCTACTGTGTTACTGTTGTAATGATCAGGTCTATTGACCTGTTCCCATTCATCATCACTCATAATTAAACCTTCCACATGGTCATCTTGATTGTACATCTCCATTCCTAGTGCTTAGTATCTTTTGGTTTAAAGACAACAACATTTTCTATATTTTTAAACTGTTCCTTTTTAGCTTCGATATACTCACTGTCCATAACCTCTTCCCCTCTCTCTAGTAGATATTCCAGATCGTTGTTAAGCATAAACACCATGCCTTTAACAATTAGCATAGATACATTTGCATAGCTTTCTTTGTATGAGAGATCTCCCTCTTTAGTAATCGGTACAGTATCAGCAATCATAACAGAGAAATTTGTATCATCCTCTGGATTAGGTATGAAGATAATGTACTGCCTCCCTTCCTTCAGATCTTTTAGCTCATCGTTAGGATCTCTTTCTTCCCAAGAAGAATCCATACTACACTCCTTTCTCATGAGTTGCAAGAAAAAAATCTAGGTCCATTATAACTAATGGCTTCTGTCTATTCATCTTTAATATAATCAGCGGTTCACCTTTCCCTTTGTGTCCTGCTGCTTGAGAATAGATAGTGTAGATACCTTTGAACTTCTCTTGATTCTTACATTCAATTTTAAAGGGATACCTTTTGTATGCAGCAGGTGAAAGCTTAACATCTGCCCCATGTTCACCCATGATAGCGCCTTTGATATCATCCTGCTCTAGCCCTTGGGACAGTGCAAGAAGTTTAGAGACAACAAGATCCTGTAGGTTGCGACCCTTTGCCTTCCTAGATCTAACGCTTATCATGGAAAATTTCCCTTAATTTATTCTCTATGTGTCCAGCAATTTTAGGACAAACGCTTTTCATTTTATCAATGTCTTCCCCTAGAAGGGAAGGAGAAAACACAACTACACCTCCTCTCTCCAGTAGTTGTTTAGCATCCCTAAGATCAGAGTCGAACTTAGAAGTGTTAACCTTGAACATATCATCAAGCCAGAAGGAAGAGTCATCTGACCCCGGTGCCTTCTTCATCCTTAGATAGAGAACATTCTCACCTACAAAGGATAGACCTTCTTGTTTATCGTTCCCGGTAACAAGATAGTATACATCCTTGTTGGTGGTTACATCTAGTTCTCTAATGCTTGATTGAAATATTATCATTCAAACTCTTCATCTTCTTCTTCAAGTTCTGTCAATCTGCCTGTATGTCGGCTGTAGTATAACCTACATGCAGGGCCTGTCAACCCAGAAAATCTATTTTTTATCACCCTTACTGTTGTAGTATGTCTCTCCTTCTCATCCTCATGCTGACCATTACGCTCCAGGCCAATGACGATATCGGATAGCTGACCAATGGAAGCTGACCCTCTAAGCTGACTAAGAGAAGTAGCTGCCCCTTCCTCATGACCAGCAGAGGATGGCCTACGTAGGTGTGATACCAGAAGCAAGCAGATGTCTAGCTCTTGTACTGCTGTCCTAAGCTTGGTCATAGCCTCATCAAGTGCTCGACGTTCATCACCATGCTGTTGATCTGAAACCAGGATAGATATATGGTCGAGGACAACATACTTACAGTTTAATGCCTTAGCAAAGTATCTTACCCTCCCTACTATGGTATCTATTTCATTAGAACCAAAGTGATCATAGAAGAATAACCTATCAGTACCTAATGTGTTATCGTAGGAAGCTCTAAGTTCTTTATCAGTTGCTGTAGAGAACACATCGGGCAGGTGTAGTGGCTTGTCAGCATGTAGACTCATGAGAGATAGTCCAGTTCTCTTGATAGATTCTTCCATGAACATCATACCTATATTATTAGAGGTATTATTCAGTACATGGAAGACCATTTCTTTAATGAACTGTGACTTACCTAGCCCTGCCCCGGCAGTGATAGTGATAAGCTCACCCATCCTGATACCATAGGTAAGATTTTGTAGCCCATCATAGGGGTAGGCGATAGCAGGTTCTGTTATTCCCTCCATGATAGTAGACCACATTTCAGAGCCAGCTATAATCCCTTCAGGGGTATACGTTTTAGCTGACCACCAGTCCTCTACGAATTTACTATGTACCTTGTTCAACAGGTAATCATTGGCATCTTTGTATTGCAATGGCATGATCTTAGCTTTGGGTGATAAGATCTCTGCTACTTTCTTAGCTGCCTTATTACCTGCATCATCGTTATCAAAGCAGATAACTACATGATCAAATGATGTAAGGAAATCATAGTTATTAGCAACATCCTTAGCTGCACCAGCAGCACCTGTCTTAACAGAAACAACAGGCCACTTAGAACCTAGCATCTGGTAGGCAGAGAGAGCATCTATCTCCCCTTCACACAGGGTGATGTACTTACCCCCTTCAGGGAAACCCTTCTGACCAAACAAGGTGCCGGATGCAACCTTACCTTCGCTGTAAAATTCTTTTGTACTAACCTTCCTAATCTTATTGGCTACGTGAATACCCGCATCATCGAAGAGAGGGTAGAAATGTTTGTTGCCTTCAACTGTCACCTCATACTTACGACAGGTGTCCTCTGTGATTGATCTGTCAGGGATATCTGTGAGCATCCCCTTGGTTAGGGTTGTTACCTTGTTTTGTTGTTCTATCTGCATAGTGTTTCCTGTTCCAGTGATATGGTAGTTACATTCTAATGAGAAGCAGTGTTCATTACCATTGGCCCATACTCCCACGTTATCTTTTGAACCACACTCTGGGCATGGCTCGTGCCGTCGGAATAAAGGGTCAGACATTAATCTCATCCACTCTGGGTTCCTTCCCTATCTTAGTGAGATACTTTATTCCATTGCTGTATTTGAATGCCCTTAGTGTGGGCCAGCAATCACTCTTGTGTTCACAGAATACACATGCCCTTGCTAGCTGCATATTACCTGACATACCATCAGGGATAGGTTCCTTACAAGCCACCGGCCTGTTGTCAGTGTCCTTCAAGAACGAACGGATATGTTTTATCCTACCCGCTGCATTGATCAGGTCAATGTCTGAAACTTCTAACAAAGCAAGGTCACCAGAGGATTTGTTAAGAGCAAGGAAGTATCCCCTGTCCTTACCCTCTGCTTCTGCATACCCACTGATCTGTCCTATGTAACCAAAGTCATCGTTGTCTTCATCAAATCCTTTCTGAAATTTACGGAAACTATAATCGCTACTCGACTTAACATCAACAACTTCACCATCGATCTTACAATCTATGTGACCATCGACACCAGAGATGTTGACCTTCTTCTGTTCATCCGTAACAGAATGCCCAGCTTCCTTAACAAGAAACAAGAGAAGTTCCTCAACGATAGAACCATACAGAAACCTCATCAACATACTAAGAGAGAGAACATTTTCTTTCTTTGGTCTGTTGATATCCATCCATATCCTACGATCAGCCCTCCCTATTAGGGACATTCGTAGGTTTGTTCTACCGCCTTGGTTCCTCTCTTGTTCAAGGTATCTCTTCAGCAGATCAACCGTATTAACCACAAAGGTATCTAAGTTATCCTGTTTAATTACAGCAGGGGTTGTCATCCTCTTGTGGATATCCGGTATCACATCGTTTATATTTTTCATGTAGAATCCCCTTTCCCTCGACTACTACACACCCGAAAGCTGCGACAACATCTTCTGCCAGCCTTCGGCCCAGCACAGTTAACTAGAGTACATCATCGAAGTCCGAATCGTCCCGGTCTTCGAAGGGTACAAGAGTAACGACCTGCACCTTGTTCAACCACAAGGATGTTCCCCATTCAGCAGAGAATGGATGATCCTTGTTGAAGGTAATCTTTACACGTACATCAGAACCGTTTCCAATCCTAACATTCATAACATCGAAAGGCTTTTTATCCTTATCAATGATAGGAATACCAATGACCCCTTCAGGATTCTGTTCTGAAATAGAATCCTTCTTCTGAAACTTAGTATGAGATACTACGTATGGGCCACCAGATACATGTTCCTTACCAGACTTTTTATTTACACCGGGTTTAATCTTAACCCCGTGGGCTTCCAGTAACTCAACAGATGCTTCGGATAAGTCTCCAACATCTACTTGGTATCGGCTATTGAAGTTGTCGTGCTTATGAAGGTGTGTCCAGTACGCCTTACCAGAAATTACACCGCTCTCTTTTTGTTGTGCCATAGTTTGCTTTCCTTTCGTTAAGATTTTTGCATCTTACACTTATTATTTACCCTTGTCAAGATAAATTTTCTTAGCCTGTGATATTAAAATATTATAGAACATTTCTCCTTCCGGCATAAACCTGTTCGAAACTTCCTTCACCTCTGCCCTGGATACGATAACTCCAGGTATCTCCCAGGCTTGGTTACACATACCATTGAGTATGTAGAAGGTAATGTTATCCTCTCCTTTCTTATCGATTAATCTTTTCTTTCTGTAAGGTATCCGTACATCCAACCATGTGGGGGGCCAGTACAGCGGCCAAGAATATTTAATCTCTACTTCCCAGCCGTGTCCATCTTCCCCTTCTATATCACAATAATAATTTTCTGTATCTTTCTCAAGCTTATGTCCCTCGTTTAGAAGATAGGTACGAAGGACACCCTTCGCTTTCGGATCTGCCTTATCATATAGAGCCTTACTAAAAGGCTTACGCATTTTTATTCTGTTCATAGCATTGCCTCCACAAAGCTATCCTCTTCTTATTCCGTTCGTAATATTGTTTACTATACAACACTATCTTATCTTTATTCCGTTCGTAATATTGTTTCTGATATAACGCTAGTTTTTCTTTGTTCTGTTTACCATATTGTTTCTGATATAACGCTATCTTCTCCTTATTCTGTTCGTAATATTGTTTCATACGCAGATATTTTTCTTCTTTTGTATTGTCCATAATGAATCTCCTAGTGTGTTTCAGCCCAAGTTGTACCCATGGTTGCATCAGCATTCAAAGGTAACCTCATATCAAAGAACTTTCCTGTGTCTAACATCGTTGTATCAGCTATCTTCATGAGTTCCTCCGCATGTTCCTTCCTCACCTCATACTGTTGCTCATCATGGATGGTGTTAACAAGGTGTGCATCTAGGTTCCTCCTCTGTATCTCATCGTGTAGAAGGATAGACCATTGCTTACAAACAATTGCACCACTTCCTTGTAGTAATGTATTAAGAGATGCTCTCACTTGCCTGATCCATATACGTCTTCCATCTATCCCTCTGATGTATCCTCTACCGGCCTTGCCTTGGACAGCAGTGATCAGCTTACCAAGCTTAGGAACATTACGCAAGAACTTTTCTTGTATATTTTTTCCTTGTACGCTGCTGCCATTAATTATGGAGCCTATCTTAGCAGCACCAGCCCCATATAGCAAGGCATAGATGAATGTCTTAGCTTGTGCCCTTGTCTCCAGCCCTGCTGCATTCTGATTGTACGTATGAGGATCACCATCGATAACCTCCTCAATAAAGTTATCATCCTGCATGTAGTGGGCCAGCATCCTCAACTCCAGCCCCTTAGCATCCATACCAACCAAGCAGTGGGTGTTAACATTCTCTACAGTCCAGCAGCCTCTAAGATCAGCACCATACGGCTTGCTTGCTGATACTATGTTGGCAAGGTTAGGTTTAGCATGGGTCATGCGGCCTGTCACCGCACCCATCGTGAACACCTTGCCATGCACCCGTCCATCAGGTGTGAGAGCATCAAGCCAGCCCTCTATGGTCTTCGCACGGGTTTCTAACATCTTCCACACTGCGAGGTTCCTGATGGAGGAAGGGGCAGTGGATACTACACTCTCCAAATTCCTCTGTGTTATCTGGGGTTGTCCCTTCTCTGTAAAGTCTATCGGCTTCCAACCAAACCTTTCCATCCTCTTGATGATTTGCTTTGGTGACCCAAGGTTGAATGGTTCGAATGATATGAGACTGAAAGGTCCACCAACTGTTTGGATTGGATTAACAATACTTTTTAATCCGGTAACAGATAGTGCCCCATCCTTATTGTATTTAGGTATGACATCTCTAACCAAATTAACAGAAGGTTTAATCTCTTGTCGTACCTGCAACAGTATCTCATTTGATTTAGATTTTATTTCTGATAGAAGTATATGTGATTTCTTTTCATTAAGATAGAAACCTTTCCTTTCTTGTTGTGATATAACATACTTAATTGTATGCTCTAACTTTATAGATCTATCAGAGAAGTCATCCTTCTCACTATTAAGAAGGTGCTTGTATACCTGATCAGTTAGCTTAACATCTTGTATGCAATATGAAATCATATCAGATGACATCTTTAACCAATCAGTATGCTTTCCTTTCTCATTCTTCAATGTGATACCCCATTGTTCTAATGAGTGACCACCTAATCTTTCAGGATAGAAGAGAGTAGATAGGACAAGAGTATCTTCAACCTTTCTGTAATCAATATCTATATCCCATAGTTCTTTTAACCAATGAAGATCAAAACCTAACAGGTTGTGACCAACAAATACATCTGTCTTTGCTATAGTCTTTTTTAATTCATCACTATTAAAACAAACTCTAACAAAATCAGAATCAATATCTTTACAGGCAGCAAACCATATCCTTGTAGGTTCTAAGCCATCTGTTTCGATATCAATTATTGTTTTGATCATAAGATGCACCACTGTCTAGTGAATCAAGATGATCATCAAGAAGCTCCTTAGCTTTCTTAACTTCTTTACTCTTTAGTTCTAACATATTGTACCTTTCTTTTAGATATTCTAACACAGTATTCTTCTTTAGTCTACTAGTATTTAAAGGGTTCTCTCCCTTTAGAATATCATATTCTTCTTTCAATACAGCACTAGTTAGTAAAGCAGGATCATACGTATTCATCATTACTTCTCCTTACTTTCTTTCTTTAGTTCTTCATTCTTTATGTAAGCTTCTTCATCAACTACTAGTATGTGTTCTGCCTGTTCTTTTGTTTCACTAGTACCTAGTACACCTAGTCTTTCAATAACTACTTGAGGTAGTACACCTGTTAATGCACATTGCATAGCACTTTCCATCGTACCATATGCAGAAACAGTACCATCATTTGATACATAATTACCCCTACTGTTGTAGTTACATTCACTATAAATAGCAGCACTAGCTGTCATTATAACAGCACTAATTGCAGCTACTACTAGTCCACCTATTACATATTTCTTAGTCATCTTTACTCTCCATTTTTATATTGTTAGTCCAACTACTCATCGTTGTTTTGTCATCTATAACATCTATTATAATCCAGAAGTATGGATCACAGTACACTTTAGTTTTTATTTTTTCATAGTCATTTACTAGTGAGGGTAAGAACATTTTCTTCCATACTAGTGTCTTGTTATCATACTCCCTTACTGTCATATCAGTAGCATCTTCCTCCATTTTCATCAACCAATTTTTTATCCTACTCATCCTTACTTCCCTTATTAAAGTAATCAGCAAGCCCTTTGCTAATACTTTCTTTAGTCGTATCATGTTTGCTTGATGGTTTCTTAACCCTCTGTCTGTACTTGTTAGTGTGCAAGTCCCTAACAACAGAGTTATATTTCCATTGTTTCTTGCGTGGTATTTCCTTCATCATCCTCCCTCCAGTAGGTACGATAGGCCCCAGTATATACCTATCGTACCTGTTGTCAACAACTAACAGAATAGAAGGCCAAGTATTATTGGTACTACTAAGTAGATTAGTACACCCTCTACCATCAGGCCGCTAGCTGTCCGAATTGTGGTGAGGAAATCCACTTCGCAACCTCATGCTCTCTCCTCCACATTGATACAGCCTGGGTATCATAGCCTGTGTTATTAAGGTTGAACCCATTCCTATCATCAGCATAGGTAGAGTAGTTTGTCATAGCAGAGTACAGCGAGTACACATTGTCACCACGCACTGCCACCTCATCACAATAAAGATTATACATGTTGACAGCTTTGCTTTTAGATGTTATAAGTTCTTCTAACATGCGCTTTACTTCCCAAGAGCGTGTGCCCTTGTCTGCCCATGTTTGTAGTCTGTTACAGTGTTCGTAGAATCTTTCTCTAGCAACGCTTAGTTCCTTGATGAAGTAATCAAGGACAAAGCCAGAGGTATTCTTACGCTTGATCCTGTCATATTCTCCACTGATCTGCCCGTTACTACAAAAGTATTCTATCCCACCAAAGTACACTTGGTTACTGCAAGATCCATCGATACCATGCAAAGACACAGCCCTCCAACTAACATCAGTTTGGAAGCCAGTCTTAGTTCGTATCCCTACCTTAACCGAAGGGAGACTTATATCCATCAAGGCCCAGGCCGTATTCCTAGCCACACTGTAGGTGCAAGTAGCACCTTCAAGGTCAGGCACAGCCAGTTCCTCTATCATTGTATCCTGCACCCGGCCAAAGAACTCTGGGTGCGAGGCACAATTAAAGGTATTACCTACAGTATCAAGGCAATCACCAGTCTTGTCATTAACTACATACTTTTTAAGAGGTGCCTTACTAGGTTCAAAGACTACCCCAAAGTTAATACTCTCTGGCATATCACCGAAAGTGTTTACAGAAAGGTTGGTGTTTAGTGCTATCACATTGTCCATCTTAGCTATCCTTAGTTATGTTTAGTTGTTGATCTTTCTTTGAGAAGATGTAGAATTTATAGCTTGACTTCCCTTTGATTGTAATGATCCTATACTCAGAGTTATAAGTACCAAGACTTATAGGTTCTCCTATATCAATGTCATCTATCTCGTGAAGGTATACTGTTGCACTCATGCTACTCTATCCTTTCGAAGGTATGACATAGCTTTGGTTGGTATGTTAAACTCTGCATTATAGTCAGCCAT